AAAAGAACAAGGCAGAATGTGGTGAATATCTCGCGTCATTACAACGGCTATTTTCAGTCCAAAGACAAAGAGGTAGTAAGTTACACAGAAAGAGTGATGCAATTATTACGGAGCAGAGACAATGAACAGAATAGATAAATACGTACCCGATTGTATTTTCCCCTCTGACAACGAGGCGGAGATACCGAGCTTGAGGCTTGACATTCAGCCGAGGGCTTGCGAGATACCGTTTGTCTGTTTCGGCGAGCAGAAGCGCACGTTCCAGATGAACGGCACGGGGACGTTGCACTTCTACACGGATGACTACCGTTTCAACGCCGTGTACGAGCATCCCGAAAGGATATTGCAACACAACCCCGCGAACATCGTAGAGCCGAACTTCAGCCTTTTCAACGAAATGGCAGTGGCTTTCGGGATGCAAGCGATATACAAGAAGCGGTTCTGCGCGAGGGCGATGCAAGAAAGAGGGATAGGCGTGTTCGTGGACTTGAACGTGGCGGGCAAGTTCTACCAGCTGAATATGCTGGGCGTGCCGATGGGCTACCACTCGTTCTGCACACGCGGCTATTCCGACCGCTTGCATTACCTTGAGTTTGAATACGAGATAGCGAAGCAGTGGGCGCAAGACAACCCTCTGATGTTCGTCATCTACGGCGGCGGTCTCGAAGTGAAACGCTTCGCCCGCCAGCACAAGTGCATATACATCACTCCTGTCGTGACTTGCAAGAAGTCCAGCAGGAGGTCTCTCGAATCGATTAAGAGTAATATCGCTTTCCTCGGCGAGGAGTTCGACTTGACGAAGAACCTGCCAACGGAGGCGACAAACATTTTCAACAAACAAATAGAGGATTTTAGAAATGGCTAAAGCAAGCGGCGGCACTCGAGATTTCCGAAGTAGTGCATCGGGGGGGCAAAGAGATTTCGGTTAGAGATATAGTTAATGCAAAGGGCATTGATAGTATATCTTTTAACTCACTTTTTGGCTCAAAATACAGAAGCGGCTCAATCGTGCCACGCGAAGACCAAGGAAAGGTAGGTAGCGTAACATACGCAGACGTAGCTCTTAACGCGGTGCAGAAGCGGACAGGCGAAGTAGAGCTTGAAGGAACATATCAAGGCTATCCAGTAAAGCCTGGCTATGGGGCTATCTATGACCACTCGCGCGAAGCATCAAACCGAGACGCAATCATGTTAGAGGTTGATGTAAGCAAGGATTACATCAGAAACTCTCCGCGAGTTATAAAGATAAAAGGCGACCCAAAACTATATAAATTTGATGTTACAAAACATTTCAAAGGAGGCACGTCTATGACTTTATACGCACGAATTTTAAAGAATACAAGCCAAAGAAAAACTAAACCGCTCGTAAGAGCGTTCTTCTATAGGTAAAGTTTGATTATTAATTCAAAGGAGTGCCGATTGTGCGCTCCTTTTTTTGTTTTCCACCATTCGGCGGTTGTTTACTTAGAAATAAGCAGCAACCGCTTTTTATATTTATTTATCCTTACTTTTGCGTAGAAAATATTATAAAGGCATTTTTATGGATAAAAAAGCGTATCAAAACATCAAAATCAGCCTGCTCACGGAGAACGTTGGGCAGGTGGAAGGGTTGCCGCGCAACCCACGCTGGATAAAGGACGAGCGTTACAAAGCGTTGAAAAAGAGCATTGAGGACGCACCAGAGTTCCTTGACGCTCGTATGCTGTTGGTCTATCCGCACGAGGGCAAGTATGTGGTAATCGCCGGTAATATGCGGTTGAAAGCCTGCAAGGAACTTGGCTTCAAGGAGCTGCCTTGCTACGTATTCAACAATGACACGCCAGTAGAGAAGCTGAGGGAATATGCTATAAAGGATAATGTAGAGTTTGGCAATATCGACTGGGACTGCCTCGCTAACGAGTGGGACACGAAAGAGTTGCAAGACTGGGGCGTGGAATGCAACTTTTTAGACAAAGACTTGCTTGAAGACCCTTTAAGTGGCGCAGGCGATTTGAGCGATGACACATACGAAAAGCCTGTTAAAAACTTGCTAGAGTGTCCGCATTGTCATCATATAGACAGTGCGTCGCATTTCAAGAAAATAGAGGGCGATATTCCACCCGAAAGCCCGACAGACAACGAAGAGCCGCAAGCTGATGAAGATATTTCTTAGTGCGATAGAGGACTATATTTGCGACGAGGTGCTTGCTCGCGGTGTACAAATGAAGTATAATCTTTTGTCGTACTATCAATTCCGCAAAGGCGGTCAGCAGCTCTTTGAGAAAGTTTTGCGCAACTCGGAAATAATGCTAATAGACAGCGGAGCGCACTCTTTTCAAAAAGGAAAGAAAGTGGATTGGCTGCAATACACAAAAGAGTATGCTGAATGGATTAAAGCAAACGATAATCCAAAAATCTTGGGCTACTTTGAAATGGACGTAGATAACATTATAGGTTATGATACAGTCTTGAAGCTCCGCAGAATATTAGAAAATGTTACGCCCAAGATTATTCCTGTGTGGCATAAGAACAGAGGCATTGCAGACTTTAAGCGGATGTGCGAAGAACACGCTGGGCGCATTGTCGCGATAACTGGTTTTAGGAACGAAGATATCAGAGACGAACAATATCCGATGTTCCTAAAGGAAGCGAAAAAGCACGGATGCAAGGTGCATTGCTTAGGTATGACAAGAAAAGACGTTTTAGACAAAGTTCCTTTCGATTTTACGGATAGCGCATCGTGGAAGCTGCAATTTCAATACACAAGGCACTGGAACACGCCAAAGCAAAAGGAGCTTCGGTCGCAGTGGTATATGACAGGTCAAGACTGTTCCACCGCAACAACATTGACAACGGCATAAAGGAGTATGAAAGTCATCGGACAAACACACACCGATTTAAGTCGATAATCATAATAGACGGAGAAGGAGGAGTGCATGAATGGACTCACAACAAATAAAAAAGCGAGCTTGGATGCCCAACTCGCCACGGTCGCTTCAATCACCCGAGACTAAAGACATCATCGCGCCCTCAGGTAGTGACGGCGCAATAAATTTCAAGCGCAAAATAAAAACAAGAAAAATATGGCTAAAGAACGAAAAGAACGCATCATAAGGGTGCGAGTGGAGTTCGAGAAGAGGCTCGGTGCGAAACTTCGGGAAATGCTGCCTGCAAGGGACAAGGTGCTGATAATGCAATACCTCTTGGAGCAGGACGAGAACAAGTTGGCGGAGTTGGCTGAAAGCTCGCTGCCAGCGTTCATCACGATATGCGCACAGCAGCTTGTTGACCACGAGCTGAACAAGTTTATGGAGGTGTACGAGCTGTTCAAGCAGGAGGCGAAAGAGTGCGAAGAGAATAGCAAAAGGGGCAGGGCGAGAAATGCCGTCGCAAACGAAAACAAGCAAGGATAAATCAAGGATAAAATATGATAGGTAAGCGAAAAATGAACCCAAATAGCCTAAAAAACCTCGAATTAGGTAAATTTAAGAAAGGGCAGTCGGGCAATCCAAAAGGAACGCCGCATAAAAGCATTCGCTCTGTGGTTGACGATATGAAAGCTGAAGGGTTTTCCGTACCGACAGCAAGCGACATTGTTGAAATGTACAAGACAACAATGGCATTGAACGAGGAAGCGTTGAAAGCCCGCATCAATGACAAGTCGCAGCCAATGCTGTTGCGCATCGTGGCGAAGAACATATTAAGCGGCAAGGGCTTCGACATCGCAGAGCGTATGCTTGACCGCTCGATAGGCAGGGCTACGCAGTCAATGGATATAACGAGCGGCGGCGAGAAGCTGAAAGTAGAGCCGTTGCGCATTGAGGTGATTGACAAGAGGGAGCAGGTTGACAAGAAAGAGGATTTGTAGCAATGCCGAAGTTCCAAGTAACGCCCATATTCAACAAGATACAGGATGCCTTTGACAAGGGCTTTCGTGTCGTGTCGGAACAAGGAGCTGCAAGAAGCGGGAAAACTGTCCAAACCGTTGCATGGCTGATACTCCGCTGCTTGCAATATGCCAACACGACCGTCGCCATTGTCCGTGGCACACGCCCTGCCTTGTCAGGAACGGTCTATCGTGATTTTGAGTGGATAATGCAGGAAATGGGCGTATGGGACAGGGAGCGCATGAACAAGTCGGATTTTATCTACCGTTTTCCTAACGGCTCATGGATAGAGTTTTTCCCCGCCACGGACGACCAACGCTTGCGTGGGCGAAAGCGGCAGATATTGTATGTCAATGAAGCCAACGAAATAAACTATAACGAGTGGACGCAGCTCATACTCCGCACCACCGTCTCCGCTATCATTGACTACAACCCATCCTTTGGCGATGAGCATTGGATTGTGCAGAAAATAAACAATTCCCCTCGCACCTGCTTCTTCATTTCCACATACAAAGACAATCCTTTCTTGGAGCAAGCCGTAGTGGACGAGATAGAGAGCCTTAAAGACACAAGCCCTAATCTTTGGCGCGTGTACGGCTTGGGGTTAAGGGCGGTTATCGAGGGGCGCATATACAAAGAGTTCACTGTCGTGGACGAACTGCCATACGAGGCACGGCGAAACGCCTTTCTCGGCATGGACTTCGGCTATCAGAATAGTCAGACAGCTATCTGTTATGTCAGTATCGTAGGCAAGAAAATGTACCTGCGAGAACTGTGTTACCGCACACAGATGACCACCACTGACATTATAAACCGTTGCAAGGAGATAAACAAGGAATACAAGCAGAGTTTCAAGATATGGGCAGACAGCGCAGAGCCACGAGAGATAAACGAGATATACAACGCAGGCATCAATATCCATCCTGTGCGCAAATACGCCGGCTCTGTCATTGCAGGCATTACGAAGATACAGGAATACAAGCTGATTGTCACAGCCGACAGCCTTAACCTCAAAAAGGAGCTGGAGAACTACATCTACGACAAGGACAAGAACGGCAACTGGCTAAACGTGCCAGTGAAAGCCTTTGACCATATCATGGATGCGATGCGCTATGTCGTAATCTCGGAGGTCTTGGGCAACAATGGCAACGGCTTGGATGCGCAAGGAGTGGCAGATATTCTGTGATTGTTTATTCACGGACAGCGACAAGTGAACAAGCGACGATAATAATAGATAAATTTGCAAATAAACACGAAAAAGATGAGCACAATACAAGAAGTACTACAACTGAAGACAGCGGAGCAGATGCGAGACGCTTTGCAACTGCTGAAGCCACGCTTCAAGAAAACGCTTGACGAGACGGAAGCGGAGTATGATGTTTACCGCCACTCCGTCATGGATGTGTTAAAGCGCAAGAAAAAACGGGTAAAAATCAAGACGGATAAAGTTGACCCTGCCACGGGAGAGACTTTGTACAAGACAAAGCAAGTGGAGGTGTGCCGTATCGCCGTGCCGATGCAGAAGTTGTTGGTGGAGCGCACGGCGGGCTTCCTGTTAGGCCGCCCCGTGGAATACTCGCTTGACAGCGACGAAAGCGAGAACAAGCAAGTGCAAGGGCTGTTTGCCGAGGTTAAAAAAGTGTTCAAGCACAACAAGCTGCAATATTTCGACAAGGAGCTTGCCCGCAGGGTGTTCCGAGGCAGAGAGGCGGCTGAACTGTGGTATTTTGTGCCTGACGCTAACGGCAAGCCGACAGACGAGATACGTGTGCGCTTGCTCTCGCCGCTGCTTGGCGACAGGCTGCTGCCGCACTTCGACGATTACGGGCGCATGGACGGCTTCTGCCGCTGCTACAAGACAATGGATATTCATGGCAAATGGATAGAGCATATTGATGTCTATACCGAGACGCTTGTCTATAAGTACGAGACGGAGGCAAGTGGCGCAGTGGTATCGCTGACAACCGCCCTGCCGCATGGCTTCAAGCGTCTGCCCATTGTCTATTACAGGCAGGAAAAGACGGAGTGGGACGATGTGCAAATCGCCATTGAACGCATCGAGACGCTGCTTTCCAACTGGGGCGATACCAACGACTATTTTGGCTCGCCGTCTTACTTCTTCAAGGGAACGCTCAAAGGCTTTGCCGAAAAAGGCGAGCAGGGAAAAGTGTATCAAGGCGAGGGCGACAGCACCGACATGAAAGTGTTGTCATGGGACAGCTCGCCTAATTCCGTCGCTGGCGAGCTTGCGCAGCTCGTTAACATCGTGTTCTCTTACACGCAGACACCCGACATCTCGTTTGCGTCAATGAAGCAACTGGGCAGCAATACGAGCGGCGTGGCGATGAAGCTGATGTTCACTGACCCGTTCATGAAAGCGGACGACAAGCAAGAGCTGTTCGGACAGAACTTCGAGCGTCGGTTCAACATCGTAAAGGACGGCATATCGCAGCGTGACGGACTGTCTGAAAGCGTGACGGAAGCCACGTTTTGCAAACCGCAGTTCTCGCCTTACCTGCCGGAAAACGAGCTTGAAGAGATACAGATGCTCAACCTTTCGTCGAATGGCAAGGCTTCGATGTCGCAGAAGACGGCGGTCATGCTCAACCCGAAAGTGGCGAACAAGGACGAAGAGCTGAAGAACCTCGAAGAGGAAACGGCAGAAGAGGAAAGGAAACAGATGCAGCAGATGGGCGCGGGAGACACGGCTTTGCTCAATGAGTGAAAGGGTATGGCGAAGGCGAGTGGAGGGACGAGGATAGTAAAGCCATATTCGGGTAGTTTAAGCAAGAATATGGCTGAATACAACGACTACATGAACTCGGGGTTGTACAGCCGTGAAATGTCCTCGCCTCCCACAGAGAGCAGGGCGTACATACTGTATTCCAGAGACAGGGACTATGACGGAAACGAGATGCACGTTGCCAATGTGCTTGCGGATAATGGGTTTAATGTAAAACTGACTTCTGAAAAGAACAAGATGTTTGCAACATACATAGACAAGAAAGGCAATCCTCACTATTCGGACGGGACTGTGAGCCTGTACACATACGAACAAAAGACGTCAACAAGGATTGACGCCACGGCTGCCGCATCCGTCAAGCAAGCTATCATGCACGCAAACAGCAAACATTCCGATGTGGCTTTGATATATGACAAATCGGGTTTGTTCCATAGAGGGGACATTGAGAATGGAATTGAAAAATACAAAGGCGAACACCGCATTTGGAAGAAAGCGGGAGCGAAAACAGTTCTTGTAGTAAACAAAAATGATGAGATATACGAACACTTGATAGTATAGCATAAGAACGGATTGGCGGCACTGCCTCCGAAGAAAGCGACTCGTTGAGCCATAGTGCCATGACATCAACGACCCTTTCTATTTCAAAATGCCGTTTGAATGCAATGGATAACACCCAGTTCGCCCGGCATAGAAGAACGATAAAAGTTCTTCTTGGCGCAAAGGTAACAAAGAAATTGGAATATTAACGCAAAAAACAAAAAAAATATGGCAAAAGCGAGTGAACGGAATCAAGCAATAAATCTATTGAGAAATAGTGAATAATGGCCGCGCAGTCCGACAGGCAAGCCCTCGTTAAGTTATTCCAACGCTATAACCAGCGTCTCGGAATACTGTACGGAAAGTTCGTCAAGGAACTCTCCAAGCTCGGCATATCCGTAGAGGACAAGCTACAAGACGAACCGCTGTTCATGTTTGACCATTTCCCAGAATTAGCAACAAGGCTCGCGGATATTGTCAAAGACTACAAGAACGATTATGTCAGCCTGTACAAAGACGGGATAACATCGGGAGTCGCGCTTGCTTTTGCGCAGGACGCGAAGAACTTGCACGGTTACACTATTTATAACGACGATGCGATAAACCGCGTGAGAACGGCGGCAATCAATTCATACATACGGCAGCGGCAGCAGTCGCCCGTGGGGTTGAGCCTGTCGCAAAGGATATGGAACTATGTAGAGCAGACGAAGAGCGAGTTTGAGGTTGGCATGACGAATGTCATCACTGACGGCTTGAAGAAAGGCACGAGTGCGGCGGAGCTGTCGCAACTCGTCCGCAAGCAGCTCTTGCAGCCCGATATGATGTACCGCCGTTATCACCACAAGGTAATCACGGCAGGCGGCACGAAGAAAGACGTTGTAAAGTGGCACAAGAAAGTCGTGGGCGAGGACGGCAAAGTGCATTTTGTTGAAGCACCATTGGAGCAAGTAGGGCGCGGCGTGTACCGAAGCAGCTACAAGAACTCCTTTCGGCTGATGCGCTCGGAGATAAATATGTCGTACCACTACGCCAACAACGAGCGGTGGATGTCCGAGCCGTTTGTCATAGGCATACGCATTTGGCTAAGCCCCGAACATCCTCGCTACGATATGTGCGACGAGCTTGCAGGCAACTATCCAAAGGACTTTATGTTCGGTGGTTGGCATCCTCAATGCTATTCGGATGACAGCGAAGTATATACAAGTAGAGGGTGGTTGCCATTCAAAGATGTGCAAGCAAGCGACAAAATATTGTCCCTTAACCCCGACACAAAGAATGTTGAGTGGGCAAATATTGTCACATTCTTATCATTCTATCGAAAAGATACAATGATAAGGTTCTACAACCGTTCATTGGATATGCTTGTCACGCCCGACCACAGAATGGTGCATCTTGCAAGGAATACAGACAAAATTGAATATACACAGGCGCAGGATTTGAACAAATTACGTGCATTCTATAGGTCTTGTCAGTATGTCGGTGATTACCGACCTGATGTGGATATAAACGGACTTACACTTGATTTTAACTTGTTCTGCGAGTTTATGGGGTACTGGCTATCGGACGGCAGTATAGCAAGAAGTACGACAGTCTTTGTGTCCCAACAGAATAACGACCCCAACTATAAGAACATTGTCTCTTGTATTAAAAGATTAGGATTTACGCCAAGACTTGCCAAATCAGGCATCTACGTATTTAGTCAACCGTTGCGTGATTATCTTGCACAATTTGGCAAATGTAATACGAAATATGTGCCTGATGTTATCAAAAACGCAAGTGTGATGCAAATTCGCACATTCCTTGATGCATTCATATCTTGCGATGGGCATAAAAGAAAGCCACATCCATTTGTTGGCAGTCATGGAAATGTATGTATTCCAAAGAGCGAAGAGAAAATCTATTACACTACTTCAAAACGCATGGCTGATGATATTGGCGAGTGCATATTAAAGGTGGGGCATAGACCGTCCTTTGCAATAATGCAGATAAAGGGAAAGGAACACGCATTTAGGAATGGCGTGTACACCAACAACTTCGATTGCTGGCGCATTTTAGAATGCAAATCACAAACAGCGACGGTTTACAAAAAAGAAGAAATAGAATATGAAGGATTTGTATATGATTTAGAACTGGATAAGAACCATATAATGTACATTCGCCGTAACGGTAAATGTGTATGGGGTAGTAATTGCCTTTGTGCGTCTTCCGCTATCCTGTGCGATATGGACGAGCAGCGGGATATTGAGAAGCGCATAATCAGAGGCGAGGATATGTCAAGGTACGTCTCGCCAAACGCTATAAAGGACGTTCCCGACAACTTCAAGAAGTACATTGACAGCCAGCACGACAAGATAATTGCGTCTGCGGAACGTGGCACGTTGGGCTATTTCCTGCGAGACAACAAGAAGTACTGGACTGTACGT